TCACAGCAAGTAAATGTCATCTACAAAGTCGAGCCTTCTTCTGATGAGTATAGCAAGTTAGGTACGATAACTGGAAATCGTACAGTAAAAAAGCTTAATGTTGAACGCATCAAAGACAGTATGCGTAACAGAAACTTTCTTAATTGCATACCTATCATTATAGATAAAGATGGTAGAATAATTGATGGACAGCATCGGTATGCAGCCGCTGTAGCCTTGGGCATACCAATCTATGTTGTGAGAGTTGAGGATGAGGATGTAGGTAGTATAGCTATCGCATTGAATACAAACAAAAGTAACTGGACACTTGGTAACTTTGCTAAATACTGGGCAGAGCAGACAGATGACCCCAAGATTGCTGAGACATACAAAACATATCTATCATACTATGATGCTAACAGATGCACACATGGTGTATTGATTGCAATCTTTAACCGTGAAACAAGCCGACACTTTTCAACCAAGGACGGTGGCAACAAGGAGTTCAAAGAGGGTCGCCTGCCTTTCGGTAACTATAATCGCAACCATATCGAAGATACCCTGTCAAAATTCAGGCAGATTAAAAATGCATCTATGAAAAACCGTCTCAAGCCAAGCACACTACGCAAGCAACAGTTTCAAGAGGCTTTGCTTGAGGCTTTTGAGGTGCCATGCTTCAACTTCGATAAGTTTCTTAAAAATCTGTGCTGTAGTAGGCATCAGTTCAATGAGTTTGCCAAGAAAGATGATATGTTCAAAGAAATTATGCGTATCCACAACAAGCGGGTGAGAAAGCCATGAAGAAAGTTATTCATATAAATCAGCACATTATCAAGAGTAACGCCAAGAGTGGCGAGCGTGAGCCAGTGATAACCGTGAAGACATACAAAGATAATAACTATGCTCACGAAGTTTATGTTGACGGACCATGTAAAATAGTATATAGTCCTGACAAGCCACTGAGTTGTGGTGCTAAAGTATGGATCGAAACCGAAGCAGAGGTAAAGATAAATGAGTAACCATGAAAACGAAATGCTCAAAGAGAATATCTTTGACATGTGGGTGGAGTATCTGGAGTTGGATGGGTGGCCGAAAGGCTGCAATGAAACCTACGCAGAAGCTGCACGTAGAACTGAATCAGAATGGCTGGAGATGAGCTAATGAACGGACTACAGATATTTGGCGTAAAAGATATCAAAGTAAAGCAAGATAGCAACTTTGATAGCTTCGCAACTATAACCATGACTGTTACGGATAGAGATAACAAACGATTTCAATTACAGTTGTTTACAAAGAAAGACTTCACACCTAATCTGGAGATAGAGCATGTCGTCGATTAATCTCGTAGAGGTAGAACTTGCTGGCGACAAGTGGAAGATAACTTGGGATGACGCCAGACGCCAGAAGGTGAGAACGGAGGGCGAAAAGTATGGTCTTAAATACACCACCTATTATATTCCCCCGTTGACACCAAGCAAAGCATATGATATAGCTATGATTCAATTACAATGGTTGAAGGAGGATTATGCAGATGCTATCTAAGTATGAATGGGATCAGCTACAGCAGCTATCCTACAACGTGATGCCAGAGTGGTGGTATAATAGAGAGCAACGTGATGCTAGATATGAGGCATACGTAGAGGGTTGTAAGGAATGGGAAGAAAAGGAAAGCAAAGCTTGGGGAAGTCCAAGCGTGGACATGGAGTGACAAAAAATCTGGGACATCCCAGAAATCCTCACGCAAAGGTATTAGAACAATACCTGTATCGTAACCGCATCCTTCCCAACAAGAAGAAGGATGTTAAACCGGAGATTGATGATGAGTGAAATGAAAAATTGGATGATGGACGTTGAAACTTTCTGTGATGGATACTATCACGGTGGCATGAACGACTTCACTGTTGGTGAGGTGGTTGATGATGTTGAGATGTTCTTCAGGAGCAATGAAGCGACGAAGCACGCCAAACGGTATCTCACTGAAAAATTGGGGGAAGAATGATATTACCTGACTATAATCCCTTTTATTACAAGCCCTTACCAGAAGAGATAACGATAGGAGAAAGCGATATAGAGGGGCTGGGTGTGTTCGCCACGATGAACATCCCAGCGGAGACAGACTTGGGTGCGACACATATCAATGTACCCATGTTCTATGGTCTGATCAGAACACCCATCGGTGGCTACCTAAACCACACAGAAGAACCTAACTGTGAGCTACGCAAGGTTCACGATTGGGATGACTGTGAGATTTATAACCTGTACACTCTTCAAGATATCAAAGAAGATGAAGAACTAACATTGGACTATTACAAATGAACGCATGGTATGATATAATAGAGGAACAAGAATATGGAAATGAAAGTGTTCGATCAAGTCTACAGCGAACTAACACTGCTACAACAGGAGGACAAAGACGATCTGGAAATAGCCGAACAATCCCTGATGGCGGCTATGGTTTTTACTATGACTAATGCACCGTCTGTGCTGAATGGATTGTGCTTGATTTCTAACACATTTAATGGTATACTTGCAGAGTATACATTAAAAGATATTCAACTTGGAGGAGAGTAACATGAATGTTCCTGAGTTCAAAGACATCGAAGATGTCCAGAGGTTTCTGCGTTATGGCGGTGATGAGTGGTGCCGTCCAATGGTAGAGGAGTACATGGAACTTATCGCATTTGACTCTGAGCCAGAAAACATTGATATTGAAGAACTCAATGGCTGGCTGGAGCATGAGCTTCAGTCTGCAACTAATGGCTACAGGGATTGGGGCGATGAACACTCTTGAAGCAATAGAGGAGACACTAGAGATACTGAGTCAACTGCAACTGAATGGTGTGGTGCATATGAAAGACAGTGACAAATTGTCACAGTGCATTCAACAACTACACCAAATCCGTTTCAACCTAAAGATGAAAGAGAACCAAAATGTTTAATCATGATGTACTTAACTTTCGTGTAGAGAAGTTCAACCTGCAAGACGTACCGACTGACATTGGTGTGGGCTTGCGTCGTGTAGATACTGGACAGACACTAGCTATTGTATCTGATAGCTACGAACCTGTACAATATCTTGATATTGTGGAGAACCTTGAACAGTCAATCAAGATGTCAGGCATTGATCTGGAGGCTGCTAAATTTGAAACCAATGTGATTGGCAATGGCGAACAGCTAGAGCTTACCGCTAAATTCTTTGCAGAGTCCACAACCATAGATGGTAGGAACGATATGGTCACGCCACAGTTCAAGTTTCGTACCAGCCACAACAGGACATGGGCTAACAACGGAATGATGGGATACTTCCGTGCCGCATGTTATAATACTTTGGTTGATGGCAACAAGCTGGCGTATGTGTATGGTCGTCACTCCAAGAACTTCTCTGTGCCGAGCTTTGCAAGTAAGATCAGGGCAGCATCAGACTATATCTCCAACGCTGGTATAAATAAGATGCACCGCTGGTATCAAACGCCCGTGTCAAGAGGTCAAGCTATTCACCTGTTCAGCAATACATTGGCAAAGCGTATGGATAATGTAAGCAAAAAGCTTAAACCTAATAAGGTTATGCTATCTAACCTTATGAAAACATTTGATGAAGAGAACCGTCACATCATTGGGCGTGGTAACTATGAGAAGTACGGCGAACGCACTGAGGGTACACTCTGGACTGCGTATCAGGCTGCTACGGCATGGTCTACGCACGTATCAAAAGCTAATACCAGAGTTCTGCGTGAAGACAAAGTGCGGAAGATGATGGACTCAACCCAATGGAAAGAACTGGAGAATGTATAATGTATAGATGGAAATATGACGAAGAGATAACCGCAGATGAGTTTATACGGAGGTTAATTCCCCTAGTATGTGATCCAGTAAACACTATGTGGAACTGTGAAGGTGATATGTTTATGTCTGATTTTCATAAACTCTGCGAAGCTTCACGTCAACTAGAACAAGTTAAAAGGAACTTAGAAAGTAATGGCAAAGAAGACTGACAACAAGTACGATCCAACCGAACATCGAATCAAGAAGCGTACATCAATAGGGGCGGGAACTCTTTCCCGTCCCAAAAATAAACACAAGAAACTTAGTTGGAAAAAATATAGAGGACAAGGAAGGTAGATATGGAAATAATAGTTCTTATAGCTGACTTAATTATTTTTGGAGTGATATAATGGGCTACATTATAACACAGTCCCAAGAGAATGTCAATGATATAGATGATATCGACGCCATGATAGATGAAGATAAAGAAGAGTTGTATGTGTTTGAACACTACGACGAGGCTGTTGCCTATTTGATGTGTCATGGTATACGAGAGTTGTCTACAGGTTTTCCCTTTAATATAAAGATAGAGAAGTTACAATGAAGATATTATATATATTACTAATAAGTATATTATATATAACACCTCTAAAGGCAGATCAATTATCTTGTCTTGCTGAAGCAGTGTACTTTGAAGCACGTTCAGAACCCTTCGTTGCACAGCTTGCCGTAGCTAATGTTATTCTCACAAGAGTAGATTCGCATCGTTATCCAGATAATATCTGCGATGTGGTGCATCAAAGTAAAAAATGGAAGGGCAAACCAATACGAAACAAGTGCCAGTTCTCCTACTGGTGTGATGGCAAGCCAGAAACTATAGCCAATGTTGATGCATATCAGCAGTCGGTTATCGCAGCGGAGCTTGCCTTGCAGGGTGCCGTTCTCAGTCACACAGGAGGTGCCACTCACTATCATGCCGCCTATGTCACACCGTACTGGTCAGTAGATGAGGACTTCATGGTGTTAGGTCAGGTTGGTAGCCACATATTTTATGTTGACACCCGTAACTGATAGGAGTATAATTTGTCAGACAAACAATTACAGTCAGCTTGGGAAACTCTAAACACTCATGTTAAACAACTAAAAGGAATAGTTAGAGAGCAAGAAAATACTATTAAAGAACTAAGAGAAGAGTTAGCCAAAGCAAAACAAACAGAGGCAAATACCAAATGGGTAGAACACGATGACAAAAGTTTACGACTTTGATTGGCACCGCCTACAGAAAGAAAATGTTCTAAGAAAAAGTCTTGGGTATTCCACAGATGTATGGCAGCTAATGAAAGAGTCAGGATATAATGTTAACAGTGTTAGAGACAGAGAACAGTTTTTCAAAGACTTAGAGGATTTAGACTGATGAGCAGAAACCTTTGGCAGAAAGAGCGGAAAGAACTTTTCCGTTCACTGGTGGGACAGTACAAGTCTGAAGGCTACAACGACAAAGAAGCCAAGCGGCTGGCCCGACTAGAGGCTGATGAAATTATGGACGACAAGGAAAGTTTCATAGATAACATATGGGAGGAAGCTTACGATGACAGTTGAACTGATTGATCACATGGGTAGTGATCTATCTGTGGTCAACGCAGCAAGGGTTAGCTTCAACAAGGAGAGCAAGGAACTGTCAGACGGAGATATCAAACTGATACAGTATCTGGCAAAGCATAATCATTGGACACCCTTTGGTCATGCCTCTGCACAGTTCAGGATAAAAGCCCCTGTCTTTGTGGCACGTCAGTTGATGAAGCATCAGGTAGGTCTGGTCTGGAACGAGGTCAGCCGTCGCTACATCAAGACAGAGCCAGAGTTCTGGAAGCCTGACTACTGGCGGCAAGCATCTGATGATATCAAGCAGGGTTCGCTCAGAAAGAAAGTGGCGTCACAGTCTGTGATGGATCACATGTTTGCTGATGCAGAGCGTCACTGCGCTGATGCCTATAAAGCAATGATAGATACGGGCGTCTGTGCCGAGCAAGCCAGAGCTATACTACCACAAAGTCTCTTGACAGAATGGTACTGGTCTGGTACACTTATGGCTTTCGCTAGAGTTGTTAAGCTACGCAATGCTAGAGACGCACAGCTAGAGACAAGGGAGATTGCAAAGAACATTGATGCTCATATGAATAAGCTTTTTCCTGTATCATGGAGTGCGTTATGTGGAAGCTAGTATTGAAGAAGGAGTTTGGTGATGTGGTTGTTCAGAGTTTTAGCACGAAAAAAGAAGCCGAGGACGAACTACGAAACAGAACCAGCCTCGTTCAGCATCTTACCCAAAAACCTGCACGAGGAGTTTATGAAATCCAAAGAGGATAAAGATATGGAAGTTCTTATTGAAGTATATAAACCAAAGACACGAGGTAAGATTGAGACATCATTTAAGGCAGCATGGCGTGGCCTTGAAAGGGTGGATAAAATTGAAACATTGATATCACTAGAAAAGGAGTTAGCTGCACAACGAAAAGAGATATCTTCTGAGTTACATAAACACAGCAAAGGAAAGTGGTAATGCCTCCCGTTAAAACCCATCAATCCTGTCCCGACTGCGGTGGCACAACCTGTGTTACCGTTAACGATTGGGGAACTTACTGTCACAAGTGCCACACCTCAACCCCTAACAAGGATATCAAAGACATGCAATCGGAACCTGTAAAGAAGGTGGTCCCAATGAATACACAAAACAAGGCAGAGTATAAGTACGCTGACATTTCAGACAGGCGTATCAGTTTAGCAACATGCAAGAAGTATGATGTCACTGTTGCCAAGAGTGGTAACATGATCACGCACCATCAGTATAAGTACTATGACGAGAACGGCAAGCACGTTGGTAGTAAGTTTCGTCGTACCAATGACAAGGAGTTCTGGTCAGAGGGTGATCTCTCTGGCTGTGGTTTGTTTGGTCAGAACCTGTTCAATCAGGGCGGCAAGTTCATTACCGTATGTGAGGGTGAGCTAGATGCCATGAGTGCCTATGAGTTGATGGGTTCCAAGTGGCCTTCTGTTTCCCTGAAGAATGGCGCAGCGTCAGCACTGAAGAACTGTAAGCAAGCACTCCGCTACCTCAGTAAGTTCGATACCGTGGTGCTTTGCTTTGACAACGATGAGCCGGGTAAGAAGGCAGCGCAGGAAGTAGCCAAGCTGTTTGAGCCTAACAAGTGTAAGATCGTTGACCTTGAACTGAAGGATGCCAATGAGTATCTCAAGACGGGCCAACGTCAGAAGTTTACAGAGGCATGGTGGAACTCTCGCACCTACACGCCAGCAGGTATCATCAACCTTGCCGACCTTGGTGCGTCTCTCTATGACGAGACCGAGAACCAGACCTGTCCCTACCCGTGGAACGGAATGAATGAGAAGACCTATGGTATGCGTACCGGGGAGCTTGTCACGTTCACCTCTGGTGCTGGTATGGGTAAGTCCAGCATCATGCGTGAGCTTATGTATCATATCATGCAGAACACCGAGGATAATATTGGTGTGCTTGCTATGGAGGAAAACACCAAGCAGACTGCATTCAACATCATGAGCGTTGAAGCAAATGCTAGGCTCTACATCCGTGAGATTCGTAAGGAGTACACGCAGGAACAGCTAGACGAATACGAGAAGAAGACCATTGGCAGTGGTAGGTTCTTTGCCTTCGATCACTTTGGTAGTATCAGCAACGATGAAATCCTTGATCGTGTTAGGTACATGGCAAAGGGTCTGGACTGCAAGTGGGTCTTCCTTGATCACCTGTCTATCCTTGTATCTGGTCAGGAGGACAATGGAGACGAACGTAAGTCTATCGACATTCTGATGACCAAGCTTCGCTCTCTTGTGGAAGAGACAGGTATTGCCTTGCTTTTGGTCAGCCATCTGCGTAGGCCATCAGGTGACAACGTA